TTTTGTGCTTCGTCTACTAGGATTATAGCATTGTCAAAACTCATGCCGCGCATAAATCCAATAGGTTTAGGGTCTATGTCTTTGTTTTTTTGTGCATATTGATAAAAACCAGTGCCTAGTGTTCTAGTAAATACTGCGTCAAATGGTTGTAAGTAGGGTGCGTATTTGTCGTCTAGCTTGCCTGGTAAAAATCCAAGTCCACGACCTGTTTCTACATTAGGCCTAGTTAAGATAATTTTTGAAATTTTGCGGTAAAAAAGCTGACCGGCGGCATAACTAGCTGCTACATAAGTTTTTCCAGTACCAGCACTGCCAATACCAAAAATAATATCATTGTGTTTTATGGCGTCTAAGTATACACTTTGAATTTCATTTAGTGGTTTTACTTCTTTAAATGTAGCTTTTTCTTTGCTGGGCTTAGCCTCGTCTGCATTATACTGAGTTTCTAACAAGGCTACTTTACGCGCCTGCTTACTAGATTGATTAGCCATATAGACCTTTTTAAGATAGTTACTTAATGTAAGGATTATACTTTGCACTTCTATTAATAATTACGTCCTCCACATGATGACGATTAATATCACAAGCACTACGGTTACCGTAAAGTGCCACTTTAGATTTTAAACAAAGTTTTTCTACATTATCAAACCATCGGTTAGGGTCACACCAATTAGCCAGTTTACAGGCTCTGCGCTCGTGATTTACACTAGCTACACCGCCGTTATAAGCTGCATCAGCAAAAGCATATGCTTCACGCTTGTCTAGGACATACTTATCAAATTGTTGATAGTTATCGCGCATCATTAGTGCTAGTGCACGAATTTGTAGGTCTGGACGGTCATATACTGTTTGCCAGTTAAGTTCAGCTAATTCTTTAGGATACTTGTATTTTAGGTCTGAAAGAGCATCAAACCTAATAGTACCATCTGCTTTAAACGCCCTGGTAATCTGACCAAGTCCTGCACCTTCCTCACGTGGAGTCCTTAGCTTAGACTTAGGATTCCAGCAACGTGAGTGTTTTAGGTGAATGCAAGACTCGTGCTCTATTAGACTAGCAAGGTATGGGGCTTTGGGTGTTGGGCCCAGACCTTGTTTTTTTCTAGCTGTAGTGTAGGCAAGTGTTGATGTGCTTGTTCAGGAATATAGGTAGCCACTGGCTGTGCGTATACTTGCGAGCCGAATAAGCCAAGTAGTCCGTAGATGATTAGGCAAAGACCTAAAAATGCCAAGCCTGCGCCAGTGGCAGTTTCGCGTGCCTTTTTTAGCAGTGTTTCCATATCAGCATAGTCAAATAGTGCACGTCTGGCAAGGTGTGCAAACCATACTGCTACTACTGGAGTAGCCAATTTAGCTAAAAATGGAATGGTCATATTACCGCCATTGGGATCACTAAGGTATAAGTATACCATAACAATTAGTGTACCACCAATCATAAAAATATTGCGAAAACGTAAGTGTTCTTTCATGGTTTGTCCAGGTTAGACAACTTGCGTATAGCATTAATGCTGTCTAATTGTTTTAGGGCACATTGGCCATAAAGACCAATAGTGGTTAAGTAATGCTCAGCTACTTGCTCGTAACTACTGGCTGTTAAAGCTGGCAATAGCTGACAAGGTTCTAACAGTTTAGGGTCTACTACTACTCGTGTATTGGTAGTGGCTGGTGGTGCGATTTCTTGAATTTTTTTATTAAAAATTCCACAACCGTTTAGCAATATAAGTAGTAAACTAAGGGTTAATACTAGTTTTTTCATTCTTGATTGGCTTTAGAAATTGCTTCGTTAATACTATCTAAAAAATTCTTAGCTGGTATACACTTGCCGTTTTCTACAACAACAACCGGCTCACTAATAAGTTTAGATTTAGCTTGTTTAATATATTTAGCTAAATCTTTTTGCTTTTGCTGACCGGCCTGCGCAGCAGTGGTTAGTGCAGTTTCTAGTTCCTGAATTTTTTGTTCAGCTTTGGCTAATTGCTGTAACTTTTCTTGTTGGCACTCTAGCCTAGCTTGAGCTTTGCCTGCTTGTAGAGTAGTGCTGTGCAAATAAAGCATGCTTGCAATAATTGCTGCAATTGCTGCAGCTGCAACCGTTAATTTTATATTTGTTAATATCATTGATTAACTACAACATCTAGTTGACCAGTATACTGCGGCCAGATAATATTAAACGGATCAGTTTGTGTTTGTGGCAAGTTAGCTAAGTCTTGAACATACTGGTCTAGTAAGGCAATGTTGTCTAGTTGAGCTAAACCAAGCCTTTGGTGCCTTTGATGTCTACTATAACGCCACTCTACGTCTTTAATTTTTTGATCGCGCTCCTGACGAATTAGTCTCCACTGCTGAGTAATTTCAAATTGATTAGGTGGTTGTTTTGGTTGAATGTACCACTCAGTACCCAACCACATTAATTCTTGAGTTTTAGGGTCATAACTAGGGCTGTCTGGAACTAGTTTGTAACCTGCAAGCGCAATTTCTTCCTCGGTAAATGTACTGGGATCATTTCTGCTGTAGCCGTCTAGATTTAGGGTCCAGGGCAGGGCTTTAACAGGATATTGGTTTTTGTAACTATATTCCATAATTTAAGTTAAAAAAGTAAGTTGAACGCTCATACCTAAAGTACTACCTCCATAGTTATTACCAATAAGTATTACTATTGAGTACGTTGTAGCTACATTAGGAGTTATTGAATTTAATCCTGAAGGTAAGTTTGTGCCATTTAATTGTAACCTTATTCCATTATCACTAGTTGTCGAAGTAGCTAAAATAAAACTAGTTGCTGGAGTAGTAATTGTAAACTGTTGTACAGTATTAATACTTCCGAGGCCAGCACCTTCCCAACCAAGAGTATCTACATACTTAAGTACTCCATTTTGATAATACGTATACATAGTTGGATAGGAGGTAGCTATACTTGTATACGTGTAGCCTGGATTATTAGGGTTGGCAAATAAAATGCCTGATCTGACATTGTTATAAACTTCACGAGGGGTGTAAATACCACTATTAGCTAAATTTGTTAGGCTTAGCATTTCGTTAGTTTTTTTCTTACCTATAATATTAATATTAGACATTTAAGGTAGTTATCTCCGCCACTAGAGTAGAATATGGATAATTGTATTGACCACTAACAAGAATAGTTTGAAAACTCATATATAATTTTAAATATTCTGGACTGCTAACAGTATAATAACTACTCCAAGCAGTATAATTTTGACCAGAAGAAAAACTACTAGGCGAGTTTGCTTGATCATTAAATAAGACTTGACCCCCAGTTTCTCTACTTACAGTCGCATAGCAGTATGTACTGCTAGAATTACCTACTGCACCTACTTTAAATCTAATGCGACAAGGCTGTTTAACATAAAGCCTATGCGTATACCTAGTACCAATACTATAAGTATACCAAGGTATTTCCAGTTTAAGAAGTTGAGTTTCAAATGTAGTATTTTGACTATAGTTAACTATATCGGCTACATAGGGATAGGGGTTAGTAGCTCTATTATCTATTACAAAATAATTATATATGTTTTTAGCTTGTTTTTCTATTGTGTTAAACCAGTCGTAGTAGGGAAAACCTTTTGAAAATTGATCTCTATACCATACAGATTTAGGGGGTTCTATAGTATTAGTAGTTAAATTCCAAATACCAGAATTTTTAGGCAGTATTTTTGCTTGAACTTCAACACCTGCTTTAAAAGCAATTTGATAAGTAATCCAAGCATCATTAGCTAGAGTAGTATTTGCAGTGGTAGTACCGGTAAAATATTTTATCTCAGGTACAAATACAGTAACAGTACTAGTACTGCTACTATTTGAAGCTACCTGAGCAGTTATTCCTGAAGAACCTCCACTAGCAGATACGCCAGTACTTGATGCAACAGTAAAATCTCCAGGAAATGTCATGATATTAGTAGCGCCGCCATTAATATCATCATCCACTGCCCAGCCTGTAAGTACTATCCAGTTTTCAGAAACACCTTCAACTGCTGCCACTGGAATACTAAGACTTCCAGCGCCATAATATGGAAGCCCTGTAGTACCTGTATTAAAACCTCCACTAAAAATAGAAGCTTGTAACGTATTTAAATTAGCATCGGCTGTTAAGCCTCTAATAACTATAATATTATATGTTATTTGATATTGTCCAGTAGCTGAACTAGTACCGGCTGTAAAAGCAATAGAACTAGCACCAGCAGTATCCCCAGTATCTTTAGTAGCTATAAAATAACTCATTAGTACGTTAGCATCAGCATTATTAAGTCTGCTATTAATAGTAGTAAAACTAGTAGAAGTACTATTGCTGCCATCATAAAATTTTGGTATAAAAGCAGTGCCAGAAGCATGAAAAGTTGCGCTATAAGTATCCGCATACGCCCAGCAAACTATAACATCGCCTTTTCTAATATAATTAGCACCACCCCCATTGTCTGAAGTAGGAGCATAAAAACCCCCTGAAAGCTGAGTTCTATAAAAAGTATTACCGGATAGAAATTGCTCTGTTATAGTACCAACAATATGTATATTATTAGTTTTATTAGCTTCTAGTTGATTAACAGTCCAGTCAGTAATATTAGAAGGAACATTAGAGTCATACGGAGGCTTGGCTTCGTTTAAGCTAGCGTTATAGCCAATGTACCCGCCGTTATAGGACAGCAGCTCCATAGTTAAGCTGCACTAATAATTTCATAACTGCAAATACAGTCTAGGACATTAGCGGCTCCTGCAATAACTTGAATAAAATCACCTTCCTCCAAGTAAACACTGCTGTCTTTGCTGATTACTACTAGTGAAGCAGCTGCAGGCACTACAATAC